TTAGAGAACTTCCTTTAAATTTATTAAATATAGTATATATTAAACGTTTAGAAAAATGTATATTTTTATTTAAAAAGTGTTGCATGTTTCTAAATGTTGGTATATAATTAATTACGTTGAAAGACGTTGAAAGGAGATAAAAAATGACAACTACAAAATTAAAAGTTAAGAACCCACAAGAATTAATCAGGGCTGCTAGACGAAAAGGCAAGTACAATAAAGATGTTGCCAACTGCATTGGCATAGCTCCAGCTTATTATTCGTCAGTCATTAATGGAAAATTATGTCCAGGGCCCAATACAGCTGAAAAGATTGCTGATTTTTTTGGGAAAAAGATTGATGATATTTTTTTTGAAGTAAGTGTTAAGAAAAATGCAACACAAAAGGAGAAGGTGAGTTAATATGGAAACTTTGGTAATTATGAAAGACCAACAAGCATTAACGACAAGTTTGCAAGTTGCAGAAGTTTTTAAAAAAGAACATTCAAAAGTAATGAGAAGCATTGAAAATATTCGACAAGCCAAAAATGGCGAGTCGGTCGTAGATGAATTATTCGTTAAATCTTCTTATAGAAATTTACAAAATCATGAACAACCAATGTATTACATAAACCGTGATGGCTTTACTTTATTAGCAATGGGTTTCACTGGTAAGAAAGCAATGGAATTCAAGCTTAAATACATTGAAGCTTTTAATTCTATGGAAGCTCAAATCAGAAACTATGGTGGTTTCCAAATTCCAAGTAGCATGAGTGAAGCTTTGCAATTAGCAGCTAATCAAGCTAAGCAAATGGAAATCATGAAGCCAAAAGCAGTATTTGCTGATGCAGTAGCAGCAAGTCATACATCTATTTTAGTGAGTGAATTAGCAAAGATTTTGAAGCAAAATGGCATTGATATGGGTGGAACTAGATTGTTCGAATGGTTAAGAACCAATGGCTACCTAATTAGTCGTAAAGGTACTGACTGGAATATTCCTACGCAAAAATCTATGAACTTGGGATTGTTTGAAGTCAAAGAAAGAACAATTGACCACGGCGATCATACAACTATTAGTAAGACCACTAAGGTTACTGGCAAGGGTCAACAATACTTTGTTAATAAGTTTTTGAAATGAAAACAGAAAGGAAGTGATCACGATGGCTGAACATACAAAATGGAACTCTCAGCCAACTTACAGCATTAAAGATGTTGCTTATTTTTTAAATACTGCACCAGCTAATATTTCAACATTGATAAAGCTGGGAATTATTAAAACAATCAAACTTAAATCCTTATCAATTCCGCAATTTGAAATTGAACGATTTATGAAAGATAACCTCGGCAAAGATTTATCTCAAATCATTAGCGAAGAACAAGAAAAGCAGCGAATGCTAAAAGAAGGAAGAGAGATTTTAAGCATATGAAAACTAGGCAACAAAAAATTAATTACTTAGCTATGCGATTAAAAGATAGGGACATGAGTGTTTTTAAAAACGCTAGTGAAGAAAAAATTGACCGGCTTTATTTTATTGAAAAAGAACGAGAACGAAAGGAGAAAAAACATGGTATCAGTAATTTTCTGTAATTGGTTAGCGATTGCATTCATGATTTCATTTGGATTTAACTTTGTTCAATTGTTTGAGTGGTTAGATAAAAAGCAAGTTGAAAAGCGTATCGAAGCTAACAAACGTCGCAAAAATCACTTTAAGGATGTGAAATAAATGGAAAAAGATAGATGGATAAATGGCTCAGGATTATTAATTTATCTCCACGGACAAAGCCTTGACTATAATCCTTATGCTGAAACGTTTAATAGCATGGCCAAACGTTTAGGGTTGCGAAGCTTCGGTTATAGTAACAAACGCCGTTACTTAAAAGAAGATGTTGATTTAGCAATTTCAAAATTTAAGGAAGTGATTAGCAATGCAAAACAGCAATAAAAAAAGCCCTTTACGCGGCAACGTAAAAGGCTCAAACAAATTCATTGAATCATATCTAATTCAATTTAATTCTACTATTAATCACAACTCACTTCAATCTAAAAGGAAGTTATTCATATGGTAAGAAATAAAAGATTAGTTAATCTTTACGAAGAATTAGGTTCAATTAATACTGAAATTACTATGTATGCTCATCGTAATACTCGAATGTATCAAAAATTAGCTAAACGTAAACAAGATATTAAGCGTGAAATTATCAAAATTAAACAACAACCGTTTTTGAAAGAATTTTAGGAGAAATAAATTATGACAGATTTAAAAATTACAAGCAATGAAGAAGCAATGAAAATTGCTGATAAATACAAATTTGCTAAAAAATTAGCTGAAAAAAATATCACAGAAGCAGAAACAACATTTAAAGAACGACAAAAACAAAACAAAGATTGGTTTGAAAAAATAAAAAATGACAATCAAGAAAGAGTTAATTTTTATAAAGCTCAGCTTGACGCTTACGCAATGACGTTACCACAGAAACGATTAGACTTACCAAATATCCTAATCACTCATACACCTAAACAAGTGATTAGCTATCCGAAAGACAAAGCTAAATTGCTTGAAATTGCTAAAAAATATTCTCCCGATGCAATTAAAACTGAAGAAAAAGTAACTTGGTCTGACATTAAGAAAAACCTTGTATTTTCTAAAACTGGTCAAGCAATCAGTAAAGATGGTGAAGTAGTCAAAGATATTGATGCTTGGAAAGAGGAAAAAACAAACATCACGATTAGATAGGAGATAAATATGGTTGAAGTAACTGATTTTAAAGATATCAAACGCAACAAGAATTGGCGTGTGCTACTTTATGGAAAACCTGGAACTGGAAAGACCAGTTCAGTTAAAAACTTAAAAGGTAGAACGGCCGTACTAAGTTTAGATGATTCTAGTAAAGTTCTCGAAGGCTTAGAAAATGGAACTAATTTTAAAATTGACCAAACAAAGCCAACTAAAGAGCTTGACGCTTTTATGAAAAACAATTTTCCAAAAATTCAAAAAGATTATGACAATTTAGTAATTGACAATGTTAGTTCTTTACAAAGTAGCTGGTTTGCTGAAATGGGACGTAAATCTAAAAACGGAATTTCAAATGAAATTCAAGACTATGGAAGATGGACTAATTATTTTAATCGATTAATGAGCGCTTTTTATAATTTTAACGGCAATTTGTTGATTACAGCGTGGGAACAACAAAAGCCAATCACTACTGCAAGCGGACAAATGTTTAACCAATATTATCCGGCAATTAGAGACAATGTTGTCGATACTATTTCTGGTTTGGTTGATGTAGTTGGGAGAGTAATTATTAATCCTAAAACTGGAAATCGCGGAGTTATTTTAAAGGGTGACGATGGAGTTTATGCCAAAAATAGGCTAGATAATCGAACCGTTAGTGCGATTGATGATTTATTTAGATTTGGAAGTGATGAAAGCGATGTATCAACTATATCCACACCAACAAAACCTGGTGAATCAAGCAAGGGATAAGTTTAAGCAAGGCAAAAAGAGCGTTTTGATCCAAAGTCCAGCTGGGTCAGGAAAATCTGTAATGATTGCTGAAATTGTTCGGAATGCTAAAGGTCATGTTTTATTCATGGTTCATCGGCAAGAGTTGGTAAATCAGATTAAAGAAACATTAATCAATGATGATATTGATATGAAAAAAGTAAATGTAATGACTGTGGGAAAAATCAGAAACAGACTTGATAAATTACCAAAGCCTAGCTTAATCATTACTGATGAATCACATCATTCGTTAGCTAAAACTTATCTTAAAATTTACAAATTTTATAAGGACGTTCCAAGGATTGGGTTTACTGCCACGCCATGGAGAATGAACAAAAAAGACAGTTTAGACATTGTTTACGAAGATATGGTGGAAGGTAAATCTGTTCAGTGGTTAATTGATAACCATTATTTAGCGCCTTATAAATATTATTCAGTGAATTTAGCTAATCAAGATAAGTTAAAGGCAAGTAGCACTGGTGATTATACTAAGCAATCAATGGAAGATGCTTTGGGATATAACTTCTTTGGCGACGTTGTTTCAACTTATCAAAAGATTGCTTCTGGAACACAAGCTATTCTTTACGCACCGTCAGTTAAATATAGTAAAAAACTTGCTAAACAATTCAAAGAAGCCGGAATAAATGCTGTACATGCAGACGCTAAAACACCTAAGCGAGAACGAAATCAAATAATGAGTGGTTTTAAATCTGGAAAAATAAAAATCTTATGTAACATCGATTTGATTTCCGAGGGATTTAATGCGCCGGACTGTGAAACGGTCATTATGTGTCGGCCAACTAAAAGTCTTGTTTTAGATATTCAACAATCAATGCGAAGTATGCGTTATAAGCCGAATAAACAAGCAATTATTATTGACCACGTTGCTAATTATAAACAACACGGAATGCCTAACACTGAACATCAATGGTCATTAAAGCCCCGTGGAAATAAGCAAAGCAATAATGTTGAAGTAGATGAAGCAATCACAACATGTCCTGACTGCTTTGCGGTGGGAAGAGATAAAGATTTTTTTGAAGCATGTGATATTCATAAAGATGAAAATGGTAAACCGATTAATGGAAAAGTTTGTTTTAATTGTCAAAACTTCATTCCTAATCCAATTGTTGAAAAAAGCACAAAGCTTAAACAGAACAAAGATATTGAACTAAAAGATATTACTAACATTCGTTTTGTAGTTACCAAAGACTGGCGCAAGGCAAAGTCAAGAAAAGAACTTTATGAAATTGCTAAGCAAAAAGGTTATAAGCCAGGCTGGGCGTTTTACAAAGCAAAACAACTAAATTTATAGGAGAAAAAATATTATGACTGATTTTAATTTTAAAGTATCAAAAAACGAAAAAAACAAAAACTTCGGATTTACTCCATTAGATGAAGGAACTTATGAATGCTTAATTGATTCACCTAGTGAAGAAGCAACTAAAGGCGGAACTGAATATTTCCAAATTCCTTTAACTGTCAGAAATGATTTAGATGGCGTTGAAGCATTGAAAGAAACGAATGCTAAATTTCACAATCGCAAAACTTTTGATTTTAAGATTTGGAAAAGAAAAGGAACTGGTAAGTATGACCCACAAAACTTCTCTGATGTTTTAACCGCAGTTGGAGTTCCAGAAGGTACAGAAATTACTTCTCAAGAACAACTAATTAATTTTTTAACTGGAAAGCCAGTTAAAGCCTTTATCAAGAAAACCACAGATACTTACAAAGGTGAAGAAAGAGAAGTTAATCAAATTGCACCATGGAATTTAGAAAGAACCAATTATCCCGATGTACAACATGTTTCTAAAAATAAAAAAGAAAATTCTGTTGATCCATTCGCTGGCAATAAAGAAATTGAAATTGATAATGACGAATTACCATTCTAATTATTTAATCAAGTGACCTTAAATGGCGAGTAGGTGGAATGCCTACGAAAATATGAAAGGAGGAATTTATGAATAAATATGAAAATATCCCACAAGAATTACGTGATTTAAAGCAGTGGGGATTATATAAAACCGAATTGCAAACCGGAAATAGTAAACATCAATATTCTAAAATTCCACACAACGCAATTGATGGTGGAGCTGGTAAAAGTAACGACCCGACTACTTGGACTAACTTTGACACTGCAATTAAAACATTAAAAGAATTTAACATGGATGGCCTAGCTTTTTACTTTGCGAATGGTTATATGGGAATCGATGTTGATAATGTTCCTGGTGATTTAGATGAATATTTTGCAAACGCTGCTAATTCTGAAAATATTGTTTTTAACATGCTTAATCGTACTAAAAGCTATGCAGAATTAAGCATGTCGCAGCTTGGAATTCATATTATTGTCAAAGGAAAAATTCCTGGTGACCGTAGACGTAAAGGGAATATTGAAATGTATGAAAGCGGTCGTTTCTTTGCACTGACTGGTGACTGCATTAGTAAATCAAATGAAATTAATACACCTAAAAAAGAAGATTTACAGTTTCTTTATGACAAATATTTAAAGCCTAAAAAAGTTTTAAATATTGAAAACGAGCCTAGAAAAATATCGCCTAACGATTTACCAGAAAACGAAATTATCAACAAAGCAGTCCATTCAAAAAATGGTGGTAGATTTCAAAGATTAATGCAAGGAAATTGGCAAGATGATTATACTTCTCAATCAGAAGCTGATTTAGCTTTTTCCAACATGTTAGCATTCTGGACTGGTAGAGACTTTTCAAAAATGGATAGTATTTATCGGCAGTCCGGGCTAATGCGCTCTAAATGGGACGAGAGACACGGTAAAACGACTTATGGAGTCGCCACACTTACTAAAGCAATCAATGAAGCTAATGATGTATTTGAAGGCCGAATTGAAGAACAAATGCCAAAATATAAGCTTACCTTTTTAAACAAAGAAAAGGATCCTAAACCAATTCCACCTAGATCTTGGACAGATACTGGTAACGCCCAACGATTACTAGACAACTATAAAGATGTTATCAAATATTCTTTTACTGATAAAAAATGGTACATCTACAACGGAATTAATTGGGAAAAAGATGGAAAAGGATTTATTTTCAAACTAATTGATAATGTGATTGACAATATGAAAAATGAAAAAATCGTTGTTCCAGAAGATGATGATGAAGAAAAATATCAAAAAAATTGGCAAAAATTTATTGATAAATCTCAATCCCATCAAAACAAAGTAAATATGGAAAAAGAAACTCGACATTTAGTTGCTGTATCTCATGGAGATTTTGATAAAGACCCAATTCTTTTCAATGTTCAAAATGGTTATGTTGATTTAAGCAATGGCAATTTACAGGATTCTGACATGAAAAAATTATTTTCAGCAGTTAGTTCTGTTGAATACACTCCCAATGCTGATTGTCCGGAATGGGAACAGTTTTTAAAAACTACATTTAGCGGAGATAAAGAACTTATCAGATTTATTCAAAAAGCAGTTGGTTACACATTAACCGGATTGACTAGTGAACAAGTTATGTTCGTTATGTACGGAAATGGGCGAAATGGTAAATCAGTTTTTATCAATGTGATTCAAAACATTTTAGGGACTTATGCTAAAACTTTAAATGCTCAATCTTTAATGGTAAAGCCTAATAATTCTGGTGGTCCTAGTCCAGATATTGCTCGATTAGAAAATGCTAGAGCGGTATTTAGTTCTGAAAGTAATGGTGGTAGCCGTTTAGATGAAGGATTAATTAAACAAATGACCGGTGGCGATAAAATGACCGCTCGTGTTCTTTACGGAGATATTTTTGAATTTACACCAAAATTTAAACTTTGGTTAGCCACAAACAATAAGCCAATCATCCGTGGAACTGATGACGGTATTTGGCGGAGAATTGTTTTAATTCCTTTTCTACATCAAGTTCCACTTGAAGATGTTGATAAAAACTTAGAATTCAAACTAGAACGTGAACAACTGGGAATTTTAAATTGGGCAGTAGAAGGGTGCTTGATGTGGTTAAAAGAAGGACTTAATCCACCAAAAATTGTTAACAAAGCTAGTAATGAATATCGTAAAGAAATGGATCCAATCGAACAATTCATTGATGAAAATTGTGAGAAAGGTCCAGATTATCAATATACAGCATTAGAAATGTTTAAAAAATATTGTGATTGGGCTAAAGAAAACCATGAATATGAGTTTACGAAAACAATGTTCGGTCGCAAATTGAGTCAGAAATACAGTAAAAAAAGAATACATGGCGGTAAACTTGTTTATTTGGGAGTTAGGCCGATTTCTGATTCAAGGTTAAACTTTCTAAAATAAACAAGGGTGAGTAGTTTGGCAGGTTTGGTGAGCAGTTGGTGAGGGGTATAAAAAGTTCGATAAACGCTGGTATAACAACATTTATGCCCCTCTTTTTTTATGGGTGAGTAGTTTTCTTTATAAAAGTATATATAAAAAAATAAGTATATATATATATATATATATAATACAAAAAGAATTTTTTATTAAACTGCTCACCAACGGTAAAAATCAGCTTAAAACCCTTGTGCACGTAGGTTTTGCAAGTTTTTCAAACCGTGTAACAAACTGCTCACCAATTAAAAACTGCTCACCAATTAAAAAAATAATTTTAAGGAGAAACAAATGATTAAAAATAGAAAAAAATATTCAACTGATCCAATAGAACCGTTATATTACATTTTTCTTGGCCAAGATATCGATACCAATGATTGTTTTATTAATCGAGATATAAAAGAAAACATCTATTACATCGATAGTAAATATGAAAGTGATTCGACAAAAACGCAATTCACAAAACAAGAAGTTGAATTAATTCGTAGACGATTAAAATGGTTGTGGATTGATGATTCTGATGTTATTCCTGTGTTTGATGTAGATGAAGATGTTTTGGAGGAATTTTAATGACTAGTGAACATCTTATTCAGAACAATATTAGAGTTGCTTTGTCTAAACACAATTGTACAGTTTTCCGTGCGAATGTTGGTAAGTTTTTAATGAGTAATGGTCGCTGGTTTGATACTGGATTGCCTAAAGGATATCCTGATTTATTTGGATTTAGACATTCTGACGGAAAAATGTTTTTTATCGAAGTTAAGAATGAAATTGGTAAACGTCGTCCAGATCAGATTAAATTCGCAAAATTTGTTAAAGATAAGCCAGTTTTATATGGTGTGGCAAGGTCTGAACAAGACGCATTAAATATAGTAGGAGAAATTAAATGATTAATTATACAGAAAAACCATACTTACAGATTGCAAGCAAAGAAATCATGACAGCTTTACAAGATAAGTATGGAATAGACAAAATTTTAGAGATAGACGATAAGTTAGTCCTCATCGGCAAAGATTGGTGCTACCAATCAGATAACGGGCTTCAACTTGTTGAAAAACAATTAGCTGTTAAAACATGTATGAGATTGGGGAATTAGTATGTTCACATTATTAATATTGCTATTGTGCGTTATATATTTCTTTATGAGTGGCTGTGGATCTAGCTGCCTAACGTGGATAGTAGGAATTATGATGATTTTGTTTTTGCTATCGTTGTTAATAAATCATTATTCAATTTAAATTAAGGAAAAATGATAATGGATAAAGAAGTAATTGTTTACTCAAAAGATAATTGCGTACAATGCAAAATGACTAAGCAGGAATTAAGCCGTAACGGTATTGAGTTTAAAGAAATAAATTTAGACCATGTTGAAGATAAAGACACATGGAGAAAATATTTACGTGAAACAGGTTATTCTTCGTCACCAGTTGTTGAAACAGAAAATGAAACTTGGACTGGCTTTAGGCCAGCCAAGATTAAGGAAATTAGTGAGGGAAGAAAATGTTAAACAAAAAAGAGTTCGAAACTAAAAATAAAAATTCATACACAATTTATTTACCAGCAAACTCTTATGCTCAAATGAAATCAGGAGAAGATACACATTTTATGAGTTGTGATGAAAAGTCAGATGATAATTTCATCGAATTTACTGAAGATGGAATTAAAGACTTAACTAAACAGATTGCTGAATTGAAGATATTTTCTAAATTTAGTGCATAAAAAAAGCCCGCCACGTAAATGGCAGACATCCCAATATGTCAATTATACTACAATCGTTGGGGGTTATTATGCAATTATTTCCAGAAGTTGATACGAAACAAACTATTAGAAATGCTAAGAATTTTTTGAAAATCCAGTTACCAAAGATGATGATACAAGCATCCGTCGCTTCTTTAAGTTTAAAATCTCCAGTTATATCTGATATGCCTTCTGGTTGCTCGTATGGCAATTCAAACGAGAATAAGTATAATTATATGCTACAAAGACAAGAAGAAGTACAGGACGTTTTAAATGCTATTAAAGCAATCAAACAAACTGAGCAAGACATCCTCAACTCTATTTATATTGAAGGAAAAGCAGACTGGGTAGTTGCTAATCAGATTGGATATAGTAAAGCACGTTACCAGGACTTAAAGAACAAAGCATTAATTGATTTTGCATGTGCTTTAGAAATATATGGAGTATGTCTTACAATTTATAAAAAATCAGACTTTTGTCAGTAAAGTGTCAGAGAAACATCAGTATTCATCCGTTATTGGTATATGCAATAATGGTATTGTAGAAAAGATTAAATAATTAAACAACACATAAATAATTCAACTAGCAATCGATTTAGTCTTTTTCTACGTGACGTGAACGGATGCAATCGTGGTTCAACTCCACGACACGTTATAGGGCGAAATGCCTGATGAAATCTTAAATAAGTTATAAGCAGCTACTTATGTAGTTGCTTTTTTTGTACATAAAATTAAATGATTAAACAACTGAAAGGATCAAAAGTAAAAGTGACTTACAGACGTGATGGAATACCATACTCTTGCCGTCAAGAGTATGACTTAATCAACCTCATTGATAATGAAAACAAGCATAAGAAGAAAGGCAAGCAACGTGCCAATCTTCGTAGCAAATTGGACAGACAAGCTAATAAAGACAGTAAACCAGTACATGGTATTAACACCATGGATAGATAGGAAGGTGGCGTGGTGATATGCGTACTCATGAATGCTGGCATCAAAGTTGTCATAGGTTATGTGAACCTGGTCATGACTATTGTTCAATGCACGAAGTACAACATAAGCAAGAACAACTAGAACGACTACATAAGTATCACCAGACAGAACAATATCATCAGTACCATAAGCAGTGGCAACGAGAGTATAACCATAACGAACGTGATCCCATTGCTAACAAGTTCTATCACTCAACACAATGGACCAAGACTCGTGATTATGTGAAGCGTCGTGATCTGATGATTGATGGATCAACTGGACGAATGCTAAATGATCATGACTATATCGTTGATCATATTGTTCCTCGTCGTTACTGTCATGATCCATATGATACCGATAACCTTTGGCTTCTTAGCAGACATCAACACAATCGCAAGACGTTAATTGAGCAAGCTGTCGAAGCTAAGCCCAACGGTGTTAATAAATTAAAACATATCAGCAAGGGAACTTGGAAGCGTTGGTTAAATGAAAAGAAACCAAAAACTGAAAAACATTGTTGAAAATTAGCAAGCATCCCCCGCCCCCTAGGAACCAAAATGAGCGCATCACATAGAACAGTGCGCTTTCTTGAAAATCCGAGTTATTTTGCCTATGACGATAGGGGGGCATAACGCATTGCGATGCGTTGAAAACAATCGTCAGCGTTCACCATTGGTCAGGAATTAGCGCACTCTTATGAAAGGAGAAATTGTATGGCAAGGAAAAACAAGATTACTACTGATCCTAAAGCTGAGAAGTACCAGCGAGAACGAACAAAACAGCTAAAGCAGGACACAGAATCGTGGAAGCCGTTGCAGTCATCTCCTCCGTGTTATCTATCGAAGATAGCTAAGAATGCCTATCGAGCAATTTTACCAGCTTTGATGAAATCTGAGATTGTTAAACAGCCAGATTTGACGGTAGTTGCCACTCTTTGTGTGCAAGTCGATATTTTTCGACAATCATATAATGAAATTCAAAAGCACGGCATCCAATCGGCTATATATAAGCCGGTGGTTTCACCAACAGGTGAAGTAATTGATGCTCATAATTTTGCTGGATTCAAAAAGAATCCTGCCGTTACAACATTAAGCGACTCAACTGCTAAGATTAAACAGCTAAGTGCTGAACTGGGCCTAACGCCACAGTCACGAGCTACTTTGCTTAACCTTAACAGCGATGATGATGACAGCGGCGATGTAGTTGACAGTATTGCTAAGATGCTAAATGGAAAAGGTGATCATAGTGCATAAGTATGATTTTTCCCATTCAGCAGACGTGGCAGGGGATGTCATCAAGGCTTATCATGCTGAAAAACAATCTGGCAATTATGAGGATATTTTTGCAGAGTACAATGATCCGGGAACGCGGTATGCGCGAGAAATTCTCGATAAGAAGTATCTGTCCAGCACAATGATGAAGCTGGCAGCATTTCGCCAACTACAGGATTTACGGCGGATAACTGAGGACAGTTCATTTTCGTTTCATTACGATAAGGATCACATTAACCAGATTCTCAACTTTGCTAAGTTAGTGCCGGATGTGGATACCGGTAAGCCGGTGCCACTAATGCTATGGCAACAAGCAATCCTTGCTCTAATGTTTGGCTGGCGGGACAGTCTTGATGACAAACGATATGATCGTGTTCTGGTTTCAGTGGCCCGAACAAATGGTAAGACCTATCTTTCAGCAATTATTCTTACTTACTCGTTTATTGTGGAATCATTGGGCAAGTCAAACCAAGATATGGCATACGTTGCTCCCGTTACCAGTCAGTCGCAGAAAGGGTTTAGTTACCTGAAAACTACCTTCAACGCGCTCGACCAGATTGCCGCTTTTCATAAACTATTCAAGCAAACTAACACTAATGTTCTTAACGACAACATCATTGCCAAGAACAGTCAGAACACAATCCTTCGTTTGAGCCATGAATCAGGGCGGTTTGATAGCCGACACTTTGTCATGGCAGTTCTGGATGAATCTGGTTCTGATGGTGCTAAGGGTTCACCTACGGCCATTGCACAGATTGCCCGTAACGTTGGTCAGGTTTCATCTGGGATGATGCAAACCGGCGGGTCCATGTTCCAGATTTCAACTGCCTACCCTAATCCGACTTCGTACTTCTACAAGGATGAACGAATGATGGAACGGGCAATGCGCGATGATGCCAGTCGCTCTCTGGATAATTACCTTTGCCTCGTTTGGGAGCAGGATAGCGTCAAAGAAACCGAGAAACCAGAAACCTGGGAAAAATCCAATCCGTTGTTGACTTTGAATGAAAAGAAAAAGCAACAGATGATCAGTCGACTCATGAATGAGCGGAACACTCATATGATGTCTGGCAATATTGCTGAGTTTCAGAACAAAAACATGAACATTTGGTTAAAAACCAAGTCCAACACTTATCTGACTCTTAATGATATTGAAAAGTCAGTTGTTGAACAGGCACCATTTAACATTGATGGCCATGAAGTAACAATCGGCTTTGATAAGTCCCAATATGCCGATGATACGGCAGTAAGTTTTATCTTCCCGTATTCTGAGAACAATGTTGGCAAGTGGTTCGTTTTGCAGCACAGTTTTATCCCACTGGCATTTGCCCAAGGGTCAATCGACCTGAAGGAAAAGCAAGATGGTATTAACTACCGCAATGCTGAAAATCTGGGCTTTTGTGATGTTACTAAAGATGCTTATGGCTTTATTGATGATGGTGTGGTTTTTAATTACATTTTAGATTTTGTAAAACAGCACCATTTGTCAGTTAAGGCCTTCTGCTTTGACGCTTGGCATGCAGATGAGCCTGTCACAATGTGGATTGATCAAAAGACAGACTGGCTGACTATTCCGGTGCGGCAGGGATCATTAACCTTGAATAAGCCGACACTGGCTTTCCGCCGGGCAATTGCATCTGACCAGATTAGATGGCTTGATGATCCGCTGATGAAGTACAGTTTCAGTAATGCTGTTCTACGTAATGATAATAACGGGGTCAAAGTCGACAAAGATAGTCGTACGGCAAAGATTGATATTGTCGATGCGACAATTGATGCTTTTTTTCGTTCCCAGTATGACTTTGATGATATTAGCTTGGACAAGGAACAGAAAGATCCGTTTGCCAATATGACCCCTAACGAGCGAAAAACGTACTGGGATAATTTTTCTTTTTGAGGTGAAAAAATGAAAAACGTTTTATCAATAATCAGTTTAATCATAATTATTTGTGGGCTCACTGCCTTTGTAGCCGGTTTTTTCATGCTGGCAAAGTGGCTGGGCTTTGTAATACTGGGTTTAACCTTATATTTTGTTGGAAATTCTTTTAGTAATGCGATAGGAGGTGATTAGCAATGGGTATATGGAATCCTTTTAAGGGCATTTTTCGTTCACGGACGTTAGCTAATGGCACGGGACCGTTGATGGTATTCTCTGGAGGCAAGATTCAAACTCAATCTTCAGTTGATGTTAATCAAGCTTTTAAGAACTCGGATGTCTTTACAGTCGTTGAGCGGATCAGCTCCGACATTGCCGCTTGCCGCTTTAACGGGCAACAATATCAAGCCTTATTAGACAATCCGTTTCATTTAATTAACCCTTACGCTGGGTGGCAAGAAGTGTTGATCCAGCTTCTGTTGAATGGTAATTCTTACGTTGTCATTCATCGTGATAAGCAGCAGAAAGCTTCGTGGCTAGAGCCAGTGCCCTCCGATGATGTTAACCTGACTCTACAAGATAATGCCGCTGACATTGTTTACAGCGTTCACTATACTGATGAGCGAGCAGACAAAGACTATCCTAGCGCTGATGTTTTGCATTTTAAATTGGTCACGCCGGGGATGGATGTAAACCAATATACAGGGGTTAGTCCACTAATGGCGCTGGTTCCTGAATTGGGAATTCAAGATAACAGCAAGAAGTTGACCTTGACATCACTTATCCATTCGTTAGCGCCAACTAATATCTATACAACGCCGAATGCTATTACTGATCCGGGAGCTAAGGATAATATCCGTGAAGCCTTTGAAAAGGCCAATACCGGGGATAATGCTGGACGTGTCATGATTATGGATGCTGGTGCTAAACTGGAAACAATCGATGTTACGCCAAACGTGGCTAAATTGTTAGATAACGCGACATTTTCGCAAACTCAGATTGCTAAGGCATTTGGTATTCCAGATAGTTATCTAAATGGTCAAGGTGATCAACAATCATCAATTGAAATGATTCGTTCACTATACCAAAACGCCTTAACAATGTATATTCGGCCAATTGAATCAGAATTATCTTATAAGCTGGGAGCGCCAGTTAAGCTGGATGTTACCAGTTCAATTGACGTTGACCACCAGAATGAGCTTAACAACATTGTTTCACTATCAAAAGCTAACCTTCTTTCACCACGTCAATCATTTGGTTTGATGTTGGCTAACGACATTGTGCCGGGCCTAACGGTTGAAGACTCAGACATTAACCTGTTGAACAAGAGGAACACGACGAAAGGAGGTGAAAATTTAAATGACAACCAAAACAGTCAACCGTGATGTACGAACGTTTACGGCTAATCATCTAACAATTAGGCGAGATGTTGAAAGTGGTACTCGGCAGTTATCAGGCTATGCTGTGGCTTTTGACCAGCCTTCTCAGCCACTTCCGTTTACAGAATATATCAGCCCACATGCCTTTGATAACGTAGACTTTTCACAAGTGCGGTTGCTTTACGCACATGATTTTAATAACATTCTGGCTCGTGTAGATTCGGGGACTTTATCACTTAAAACTGATGATAAGGGCCTCTTTTTTATTGCCGACATTCCTAATACGACATTAGGCAATGATGTTTATACCAATGTTGAGAATGGAAACATTAAAGGTTTATCTTTTAATGCACAAATTGATCCGAATAACGGCGACTCGTGGGAACAAGGCGCTGACGGCAAGGTAATTCATACCATTAATCACTTTGCCAGCTTAGCTGAAATTAGCTTAACGCCAATCCCGGCATATACCGAAACTTCGGTTCAAGTAGCACGAGACTACAAGGAGGTCTTAAATAATATGAATACTGATTCTAGTACAAAAGTACAATCGAAAGCTCCTGCTTCAAGCAGTGCGGCTTCTGCTAAGTCAAGCTCTGCTTCCAGTGATAGCTTAGTTAAACAAATCGCCACTTTAACGAATAAAGTGAATGAATTATTGAATAGTGCTCATCCGGCAAACAGTACGGATAAGCAAGACGACAACGCTGATAAAGTAGACTCAGACAAAGTTGATCGGGCCAGTGCTCCCGCTAATCCGGGTGACCCAACATCTAACAAGAACACTAATCCGGGTGACCCGACTTCATCAGCTAAGAGTGCTTCAACAGCTGCGGCTAATCCCGGTGATCCAACGTCTAACAAGAATGCTAGTCGGGCAGCCGAACCAGCAAGTGATGTTAAGCGTTCAGCTGAACCTGTTGTAGCTGTAAAAGAAAACAAGAAAAATGATGAAAATGGAGATGATATTAAAATGTCAACTAAGTTAAATGATCCAAAAGAAACAATCACTCGTGACTTTGCTAACTTCTTAAAGACTGGTCAAGTTGCTGATTCTATTCGTCGGGATAACAACATCGGTTTAAGTGCTGGTTCCGTAATTATTCCAGAAACTATTTTGAACCCCGAACATGAACAACACCAATTCCCACGTTTGGGATCATTAGTTCGGACAATTAAGGTTTCAACTACTACTGGTAAGCTTCCGGTTTTCCAAACTTCAACCGACAAGTTGAGTTTGCATAATGAATTTCAAAATTCAGAAGGGCATGTCGCACCAGAAATCAAGCCTATTAACTGGGATTTGAACACCTACACCGGTAACTACGCCTTTAGTCAAGATTTGATTTCTGACAGTTCTTACAATTGGCAATCAGAACTTCAAGACCGTTTACAAGAATTGAAGGACAACACTCAAGATAGCTTGATTATTAACGCCTTGACTAATGGTGTTAATACAACATCTGCTACTGACTTAATCAAGGACATCAAGACAGCCCTTAACGTTAACTTGAAACCTCAAGACTCTCAAAACGCTTCAATTGTACTTTCTCAATCTGCTTACAACGAACTTGACCAAATGACCGACAAAGAAAATCGTCCTTTAGTACAACCAGATGTTACTAAGGCAACTGGTAAGTCAATTCTTGGCAAGACAGTTGTTGTCGTTGATGACTTACTCTTCCCAGCAGCTAAGCGTGGAGATGCTAACATCATTGTTACTCCACTTCAAAAGGCAGTTATTAACTTCCAAAACAACGAAATTACTGGACAATTCATTGACTCATACGATATCTGGTACAAGATTTTAGGCATTTACCTTCGTGAAGATGTTGTTCAAGCGCGCAAGGACTTAATTACGCTGATCACTTCCAGCAAGGCTACTGCTAGTGCTGCTTCTACACCCAATGATATTGTAGTAGATCCAGGTTCTCATAGTGGAACAATTCACGCGAAATAAAGGAGTGATAAAATGTCAAAAACACGCGCAGATGATAGTTTAATCGCATATAACAAGAATGGTAAAGAGGTAGCTCAAGGCACTATTGGTACTGGTGAAGTTACTGTTGGTAACTTAACCCCAGCTACTTCTTATGCCGAAGGAGATTTTCAAGTAGCTTTCGCTGATAAGGACGGGGTTAGTCAAAAGGTTGCAGTTCCAGAATTTGTTACTAAGCCACAACTAGTTGAATCGTTTACTATTAAACCAGGCGACATTGTGGGACATATTGGCGATAATCTTGATATTAAGGTTGCCACTCTTAGCCCCGATGATGCTACCGATAAAATTGTTAAGGTTACTAGCAAAGATCCTGCTATTGCCAATATTGCATGGAATGATAATGTTAAAACTTTCAAAGCTAACTTAATCAAAGCTGGCACAACTGAATTTGATTGGGTTTCTGAAGATGGTAATGCTCATGTAGTACAGACTGTTAAGGTTAACCCAGTTCTTATGAGTAACTTTACCCTAAACCCAGAAGCTATTTCTGGTGTTGAAGATAGTAATGTAAACATTGGTGTTGCCACTCTTAGCCCTGGTAATACTACCGATAAGGTTGTTAAGGCTACTAGCAAGGATCCTACTATTGCCACTATTGACTGGAATAATGATGCCAAATCTTATCAGGCTCACTTAATCAAAGCAGGTACAACTGAACTTGATTGGGTTTCCGAAGACGGCAATGCTCATGTAGTACAGACTGTTACTGTTAATGCTAAGCCTGCTCCAGCTAAGCCTGCTGGCAAGTAACTAAGGGAGATGAGTAGCAATGACTGATGATGACTTTACTACACGTCTGTTAGCTGAGCTGAATCTAGATGATTTGGACGAAACTAGAGCTACGATAAATAGTTTGATGAAGCAGGCACGAGCGGTTATTGTTAGCGCGATCAATTCAAACGTTGACCTGAAGGTTTATATGAAAGATGACCTTTTCTTAGGTGCATTGGACGCGTTGACTACTCAGCTTTTTTACGATCGAACCTTAGAGAACAACTTCTCACTAGGTGTCCAGATGATGCTGGTTCAATTACAAGCTAAGTATATAAACGAGGGTGGTGGTAGCCAATGGTAATGCCTAAAACAGTTGAGTATTCTCCTTATTTGTTTAAAGAAATTGCCGACTTTGGCGTTACTAAGACAGTCACCAATCCGTACAGTGGCGTTAATGAATCAAGCTTTGTTAAGTCATTTAGTCTGCATGTCTATCCGCAGAAGCGAACACTTGATATGCAGTATCGATCACTTGGCACTGATTATGACAAGGCTATTACGTTAGTGGTACGGCACAATAACAGGCTCAATAACCAACTTCATGTTAAGTACAAGGGCGAGGAATATACGATCTTAAATATTAGTTCTGATGATTCAGCTAATTATATGACTTATGATTTCTTGACTTTGAGAAATGTAAAGGAGCTGGATGGCAATGGCTGATTTTGATGACAAAGTAATGGATTTTCTCCATCAAGTAAAGAAGCTAGTTCCAGATAAGGATGCCCAGCGGAAAATGACTAAAGAAGGGGCAGATGTTCTTCGTGATCGTTTGCAACAAGAAACACGTCATAAACACTATGATGAGAAACATTACATCCCCAAGAAATACCGGGGTCTAAACATCAAGCACCTTGCCGATTCGATTGCTTCGGATGATAAGAACATCAATGGCGAGATTGACGGTAGTTCTTTAGTCGGTTTTCAAGGTGTCAAAGAATCCGGAGTTAACCATGCGAGGATAGCGCGCTTTATCAACGACGGTACCAAGAAGATGCGTGGCGATCATTTTGTCGAACACACCCGTGAAGATAACGCTAAGGAAGTCTTTTCAGCCATTGCTGAAAAATATCGAAAGGATGTTGAACCATGAAAATGCCAGTAATTCAAGTAAGCGATTTAATTGCTAGTCGTCATTTTCATTGGATCGATCATCTCTCGACAACAAATATTGAACCGGAATTTGTTAATGATAATAGCAAGACGGTTGTTTTAGTTACTGAATCAGATTTCCAGCCGGGATACTATGCAAATGCGACATTTAAGTTTATGCAGGTTGGCTGTGAGATTCAGATTTTTTACAAGAAAAATGCCGACTTTGATATAGCAAGCGCTGAGATTGAATTTCAGCGCTTTTTTGTTGCCAACGGTTGGCAGGTAGTCATTTCTCGCGAACACGTTTACGATCCCGACACTGGACAGCTGACTAAGACAATTTATGTTGATAAACAAGAACCAATTTTAGAAAAGAGGAATTAATTTATGGCACAAGGTACTTCATTTAAAGGTATTCGCTGGGTGGCCTTTGGCATTATTGACCCTACTACTGGGTTGATTGTTGCTGATGAAAAGAAGGGGTTATCCAAGGATGGTGTTGTATTAGTAGATGGCGAGGGTCAAGGTGCCACTACTGCTAACATCACTGGTTTGGAAGAAGCTGGTCAACAACAATATGCTAACGATAAAGTTAAGAGAATTACGCATGGAACACCAACCCCACAGGTTGCCTTAACCATGTTGGATATGCCGTTTGATATTGGCGCGAAGACCAAGGGATACGTTTCCGATGGCAAAGGGGGCTGGGTTTTAACCGCCGGCCGGAAGCCAAACGTGGCTCTGATGATCTGTTCTTCTGACTACTGGGGCAATGCTGTCTTGGATTGCTTCGCTAATGGTGAAATGGTTGAACCATCTCACAACCACGCTACCAGCAACAAGAACGAGGCAGATTACAATTCAACCTATACTTATCAATCATTGTCCCCAATTAAGAACGATGTGTTCATGGATCCGACAACCGGTGTTCAACAATCCTATAAGGAATATACAGCCGGCGATCCTAACTTTGATGTAGCCGCTATGCTTGCTGAAGTTTTTGGTGGCTTCCAAGATAGCGGTAACAAAATCATTAACCGAATTAAAGGCGCTGGCACTACTGCTAGTGCTGTTTCTGGCACTACTGCTAGTGCTGTTTCTGCACCCAATGACATTGTAGTAGATCAAGGCTCTCATAGTGGAACAATTCACGCAAATTAAAGGCGCTGGCACTACTGGTACGGTAGTCAGTGGCCCATCTAATACACCACATGCTTAGTTTTTAAGCAAAAAAAGTCGCGTTAGAAATGCACAATATGGCTTGCCACGCGGCCATTAAGGAGAGATAAGTAATGCATATTAATGGTAAGAAGGTTGGCTTTAATAAGGGATTTAACATCAAGCCAACAGTTAAGACTTATACCAAGGCTAACAAGATGCTAATTGAAGTTTTGGAAATGTCAGCATCAGCCAATCGGTTAAATGCTGTTGACGTGGATAATCCGCATTATACTGAATTTATCATCAAGTCGATTGAGGACGAAGATAAATTAATGGAAGACGGTATTAAATTTCTTGTTGATCTTTTCAAACTTAACGAAAAGCAAGTTGAATACTTGGAAGAATCAATTCCTGATTCTAACGTTTTAGCGAACTATCTTAGTTATGTTATTCGACGTATCAAGGGTCAATCTGATGAAGAAATCGCCTTAGAAGACAAGAAAGAATCTTTAACGCAAAAGGAATCAGACCCAAAAAAATAGTTGGCGATTGCTTACAAGCAATCGATGATGTCAATAACGATGTCGAAGATGTGGCGTACATGGAGAAACGGTTGCTTCAAGATGGTGGGGTTCTACCGTCACAAATTGAAAATGAAAATATCTATGATTTGTTCCGAATTACTAAGGCTCGAAATCGTGAAGACCGACCGTTATCTTCATATGCGGCTCATACCAAACTAAGCAGATTATCGAAGGAAGGAGGTAAATAAATGTCGGCAAATGATATTCAGTCAACTATGTCTACCAAGATTGAAGTTGACCAGCAACAAGCAGCCAATGAAGTTGAAAACTTAACTCATAAATTTAAAGACCTGACTGCACAGTGGAAGGCTGAAGAGTCTGTTGCTAAGGCTAGTGGTGATACTGTTGCGGCGGCAAAAGCACGCTATGAAGGGCTGTCACAAACTCTTGAGGTACAAAAGCAACGTGTGCAAGCATTGCAACGTGAACGTGAAGCGATGCAGAACGAAATGCGTTCTAGTGCCACTATCACTAAAGAGCAGACCGATGAATTAAATCGGTTAGATAGAAGTCTGACCAGCACTACTAATAAGCTGACCAGTCTATCTAATCAACAGGCGCGTGCTAAGCGATCATTTGAATATGTTAGTTCTGGGCTGAAAGAGCTTCGCAATGATTATTACACCAATAACCGAGCAATTGACTCCCACATTGAGAAGCTTAAAGCTGAGGGAAATACGGCAGAAGCTCAGAAGGTCAAATTGGCTGGTCTAAAGCAGTCACTGGCAAATCTGGCTAAACAGCAAAGTGCTACTAAGAAATTAGCAGATGAAGCTGCCAAGTCTGAAGGCGAAAATTCTAACCTTTATCGTCGCCGAATCACTGATTACAACAAAGTCAGTGCGGCGATGATTCGGGCAAGAAAACAAGCGTCAGAATTATCTCATGCTTTGAATCCACCAGAAACATCTGGTTGGGATTTATTCAAACGTAAGATCCTAGATGTAGACGGGGCAGAAAAGCAAGCCGCTCAACATGCCCAACGTATTAAAGGTGTTTTTAGTGGAGCTTTTCTGGGTAATCTGACGGCTTCAGTTCTTCCCAGCTTACAGAATGAACTGCAACAGATAACCACAACTGGTATGAAAGCCGCTCAAGTTGGCATGGCTATGCAGGCTCGTTGGAATAACATTGGAGTGAGTGCTACTGGTGTCAAACAGTTAAGCAACCAAGTTACCCAGCTGAAGGCAAACACTAATTTAACTGCTCAATCTGTTAACGCTTTGCAGTCACGTTTCTACGGTTTAACGCATAGTGTCAAGCAGACGCAAATCCTGACTAAAGGGGTAGCAAGTTTAACTGATCAGTTGAAACTATCAGATAAGCAAGCGAACGCCTTTGCCGGCGGCCTAAGTCGGATTGAATCATCTGGCAAAGTAACTAGCA